CAGCAACAGACGCAGCTGCACCTGTACCTTGTAAATAGTCACCAGCACCTGAAGCTGCTTCAGCTGGTACTGCTTCTACTAAAGCTGTTTCCATGTAGTCTTCAAATCTTAGTCTTGTATCGTGCTCAGACTTTAGATACCATAAGTATCCACTTACTCCGTCTTCTCCACTTACTTCAACCCAGCCAATTTGTGCCATATCAGAACCTGATACAGAGTATTTATCTTTTAAGATAATTGGCTTATTGTCAAAAAAGAAATCGTCAGATTCTAATGAACCTACCATTCCTTCAGTTCCTTTTGCAAATTCAGAACCGTAAATAAAGACATCACATGCTACACCCGCTGCTACTGATTGTCCAGCTGCTTCATAATAAGCTACTGTAAATGTATTTGGGTTTGCGTTAGTTGGTCCAGCTGTAACAATCGCTTTGTTTGTTAGTGATGAACCTGGAGTGTTGTCTGAAATCATTACAGTTTGACCTACTCTAATAACGTTTTTAGCATCTCTCGCTGTGTTAGGGTTAGCTAACGCAGGATTGAAGTTAGTTAAGTTATTTGGAATTGTCCAAACTGCTCCAGAGTCTGTACCTGCAGCTGCTGCTGAAGTACATGCTTTGTATTTAATATGCAATCTTCCTTGCTCTGCCCATTTAATAAGGTCAGAGTTAGAAGGCATTTCTGCTCCTACCATACGTAGGAATGAACTAATGCTTCTATTACCATATCTTTCAAATTCTTTCTCGTAAGTATCTGGTAGATACTGATTCAAGAAATCAAAATCTTTGATATAATTCGTTTCAACAGGAACCTGTTGAGCCGAAGGTTGTAAATCGAAGCCAGGGCTAATATTTACTGCCATAACTTTAAAATTTTAATTTGTTAAACTTTTTTAATACTTCTAATTTTGAGTCCTCTACCACTCGAAGTATCTCCTACAGCTTTTATTTTTAAACTATTTTTCGTGCTAAGTTGCGGGGCTCTACGAACATCCATATTGATATTCTTAGATTTTCTTGCTACATCATCTACTGTTGCAGCAACACCCTGCTCATAAAAAAACTTTGCAAACTTTTCAGGATTCATAGCTATTGACATAGCTCTATGATATCCCGCTGCGTCTTTCATAAGTCCATTCTCATCATTATATTTTGAGATGAAATTATTGAAATCCATCTGCTTGTTCTTTAATTCTTCAGCAGTCCCTGGTTTATAGAGAATAGATTTGTCGTCGCTAACGTTGAACTCAAAACCTTTGAATTCATCGCCAAACACTTTGTTTGTACGCTCCTCAAAATTTTTTCTCATAAGCTGGAAGCTTTCCTTCTGAGAATTAGATTCCTCTAACATTGTCTTGTAAGCATTAAGATTGTTTTCTTGTTCATCAGATAATCCACCCCCACTTGACTCAAGAGGGACTTTATACTTATCTTTCTGTTCTTTAAAAAACTTTCTTGCTTTTGCAAGCTCTCTCTTTTTAGCTAACTTTTTCTTCTTAATATCCTTTTCGTCATCTTCTTCTTTATCATATCCGAATCTGTCGTCCATTATATCTTGAATATCTATGGCATCAAGACCTTCCTCCTGAACACCGAGATAGTCAGCTAAAACTGAATCTTCGTCCATTTCATCGTAGTTCTTTTGTAATTTATAAAAGTCTTCGATTCCACGGCCTGTTTCTTTTTTATAATCAAAATATAATTTAACATCTTCAGGCAATTCTACATTTGATTCTTTTGTTTCAAATAATTCTTGTACTGAATTAATGTCTTTATTATATCTTTCTTTAATAAAATTAAGAACATGTTCGTCATTTAACTCTGACGAGGGAGTTTTTTCTTCTGCAGCTGGAGTTTCCTCTGCTGGTTTTTCCTTTACTTCTGCTTGTGGTTCCACCTTTTCAGGCTTCTCCTTAGCTTGAGTTTCATTTTGTTGAGCTTCATGTTTTTGCAACAACTGCTCTTCTATTTCGGCTTTTGATTTTTGAGTGTTGCCATCCACTGCTTTTACTTTTATTTCCATTAGATTAAATTTTTAACAAAATTAAACAATAATTATTTACCATTTTTAGGCGTTTTTCAAATAGTTATACATGTCTTCTCCCAGTTTTTCACCCACCTCTTTGTCAGATTTGTAGTGCACACGTGCAACTATTCTGCTTTTAGATATATGGTTTGAAACATCCATAATTTCTTTTTTCATTTCAGGAAACATATCTCCCAAAATTAATGCTATCATTCTACCCTGAGCTGAATGTCCTGACGGAAAAGCTGGTGTCTGTGCACTTTTCATTTTATGATACAACAAACTTATGCCAAATTTTTTTGCCAGCTTATCAGGTCTTGGTCTATCGTGATAATTTTTTATTTTTAAAATAACCTTAGAAGAATTTTCTATTACATCATTTATTAATTCTTCTGGATATTCTCTTGTTCGGTTTTGAAAGAGTCGTTTAAACGACTCGTTGATATCATCATATTTATCCGCGTAAGCAACATCCATGCGTTGAGTTTGCAAAGATTTTATTTCGTTAAGAGTTTGTAAACTTACGTCAGAGGGATACTTAATTACTTTATATTTCTTGATGTTGAAATCACTAAACATAGGAGGAAGACTGCCCATAAAAAATTATTTAGGTCCAAACTCTGCCAAATCAAAACCATCTAAAGTATCTTCATTTGATTCAAACTTTACTGCTGGTAAATTTCTTTTTCTTTGTTCGATAAGTTTAGACTGTTGAGTATTAGCTTGACTAATTCTATCTGACTTACCTTTTTCTCTTGCCTTTTCTCTTGCATCAATTTGAGACTGTTCTATACCTTTTAACTGCATGTTATAAGCAAACTCAGTTTCCATTAACTGTGATTTTAACATAGCCTCATTCTTCATCTTTTCTATTTCCATAGCTATTTCAGCTTGTTTAACCTGCATTTTAGATTGAGTCTCTGCTGCAATTCTTTGCTGCTCTTGTTGTGCTGACATCATAGCTGCTTGTTGCTGCATCTCAGCTTGTGCGGCTTGTTGCATTTGAGCTTGCTGCTGTTCCATTTGAGCTTTCTTTTTTCTTTTAGTTTTAAGAAGTTGGTTGGCCATTTTTAGATTATGTATCTCTCTAATGTCTAACGCATCTTCTAAGTTAATATCATTTTTAGATAAAGCCATCTGAATATTTGCTTCAAGCATTGCTCTTTCTTCTTCATCTGGAGCTAATTCTAAGAATATTCCAAAACTATACAGATATAAATTTTTAATATCTTCAAGTAAGTTTAAATTATACTTACCAATTTGCATAGCAAACTGGTCTTTAAATTCAGAGTATTCTAAAACATCTGCTGTTCTTAAAACTATACCCTCTGCTAATCTTCTGGTAATGTACAGACTGGCGTTCAATATATGTCTGGTAGCAGTGTTAGAATTTAGTGCAGCTAATTTTTGTACACCAACTAATGCGTCAGGATTAGGGGTAGAACCATCACGAGCTTCATTTAAACCAGTTACAGTTCTAATCATATCAAGATAGTGATTATAGTTAGCTATTAACATTTGCATTTTAGCCCCACCACTATTTGATGTTAGTTGTGTTATTGGAACCTTAGCATTATTGAACTCACCATCTTGAGTAAAACTTCTACCTACTACACTACCAGTTTGAAAATAAAGCCTTAGAGCGTCTTCTGGATTGTAAGCGTTACCTGTACCTAAGTCAACCTCATTAAGTCCGTCAGCGTCTATAAAAACACCATCTGGGACCATTCTTGATATTACTTGCTGTAACTTTAAATGTGTTACCTGAATCAAATCAGCAAAAGGAATCATTCTTCTAACTAAAGATTCATACATTCCTTTATATAGTCTTGGAGCACAAGCAACATAATTAGGTAAAGCGTTTTGACTTGCAGCTTTAGGTCTAACCATATTTTCTGCAAGCTCCCATTTCAAAAGAATGTTTGTTCCCATAACCATAATACCATCATACCATACTTCTATCTTTTTTTCAACTCTTTCAAACTTTCCTTCAGCCATCATTTCTTCTGGCGGATTGAAGCTCTCATCTTTTTGTACAACTTTGAAAGTACCATCTGGCATTTCTTTTTTCTTATATACAAATGTGTGAGTAGTTTTATAATTAAAATATAATAATGTACATGTATCTCTATAGAACAAAGAGTTTTCATAGTATTGTGCATTATTATAATAATTATACCATGACTGACTATACTTTGCTATCTCTTCCATCTCCTCATTAGTTATGTCAGGATTTATTTTTACAAGCTCAGCCATTGGTATAGTTTTTAATTCACCCCAATAAAAACAATCTTTGAAATAAGGGTCTTCAGTATAACTATATACTACGTTCGCTGGGTCTACATAATTAATTTCAATACCTTGACCTGGTAAAAACTGATGTTTAGTCATACCAACACCAATAGTCATGATGTCATAATCAACTCTTTTTCTAATATCTTGATAATGATTTTGATTTAATACAGTATCTATAGCTTCTTCAGCTGCAATCTCTACAGCTGGTTTGTATTTCATTTGCATAAATAATTCCAGCTCTTCATCGTTTTCTGGTAATTCATCTTCTGCAGTTTGAAATACATTTAACTCAAAATCTTCTTCAATTTGTTGAAATAAAGGACGAGCAATCATTTCTCCTTCTATCTTCTTTTGAAACTCATCTCTTTTTTCTGCTGACATTGCATCTTCTGCAAAAGCATTTACTTTAAACAATCTATCATTTAAACCATTTACTACAATATCTACAAACTTTGGAATTATTGGAACTGGTGTCCAATCTAAATTAAGGTAGGATAAATCGCCATCAATAGCAATTTCGTTTTTATACTTTTGTACAGACTGTTCACCACGTGCGTACAGACGCAACCTGTTGAACTCAGCATACTGATTAAAATATCTACATGACCCATTATCTTTTCTAAACCATTCATATTGAATAGCCTGTCCAACTTGCAGGCCGTACTCCGCTGTATCTTTTTGTGCATCGGAGGCAAATTCATCTGGAAATGCAGCTGCTTTTAAGTTAATTTCTACTTGTTTCATTTATTAATAATTCGACTAACTTTTTCGCTGTTATTATATCTTGCAAAGTTAATGCTAATTTTTGTCTTTTCTTTAGTCGGTGTATATAAGTGTTTTTGGTTTGCCATAACTGCTAATCCTGAGCTTATGGAAGCATCAAACTTAGTTCTATTATTTATATCAAACTTGGCCCAATCTTCAAGTGTTCTTTGAAAATACATATCACCCATATCACCTTGTACTCTATGCACTCCATCCGTATCAATACCTATATATTTTTCAATATATGATTCGATGGCAGACGCGTGTGATTGTTTAACATCTTCTGACGTGTTTGGTATACCACCTAATTCTCTTTCACTTTTAGAAAGTTTATTAAATGTTTTGTCAGGTCTGTTTAAACAAAACCCTCGATATCCTCTATTTTTAAAATGATATAACAAACGAGGTTTATTATTTTCACATAATATTGGCATGCCATAAAATACACATGCCATCAATACTTCCTCAAAAAATATTTCAGCTGTTTGAGGTCTGGCAATATATTCCAAAAAGAAATGATTACTTGGAATTTCTTCCATACTAAACTTGGTTAAACCATGTAAAGAACCATTAGAACCTTTACCAACTACAACACCTGATATATCATAAGAGTCACAGCCAAATGTGCCCAAATGTTCATTACCTGGAAAGAAT